TCGCGAACGTGCTTCATGATCACCGAACGCTTGAGCGTTCCGGGTGGTGGTTGCTTAGAGCCAAGCGACTGCGCAGCTTTTGGAGCCTGAGTACGCGCCTCATCACGTATGACCTTTGCTCCTGCGTAAACCGATGCCCTGAGCCCTCGATTAGCAACACGGTCAGGCAGTTCGCGAAGTGCACGATCAAGTTGTGCCAGTCCTTCAATGCGAACTGTTTCAACTTTAGCCATTGCGCGCCCCTTCACTTGCCAAAAGCATGATCGAGACATTGGCCTCGTCTTCATTAAGGGCAGCATGGATTGAAAAAATACGATCTCGAAACAGAACTCGCATTTGTGAAACGCTTTTGGGGTCGTTGAACTCGGATCTGTAACGCACAGTAATTTGATGACTCACCACCGCAGCTATACGATCTGCAATTCGTGCCTCGCGCCCTGATATCGGTTGGATATCAGCCCAGACAGTCGCTATATCGCTCCAGGTCTGTGTCGGCGCACCCAATGCATCCTTTGCAACAGTGGGCTGCTGAATGCGAACACGCTGGCTCATCTGACCTGCACTGATTAAGCTCATACAACGCTCACGCGGTAACCGTCTAAAAGTCCATCTACAAATGACAATGAGTCGATACGACCGCGCGTTAGCACTGCCATTTCCTCACGATGTCCGTAGAGACTTCCCACACGCAACTTGATCCAACTCTTAATTCCCTCGGGCACAGAGGAGCCTGCGCCGTATCCTGCGTCAAAGGTGACGATCACAGAGCCAATCTGTGGGAGAGTCGGGGGCCAAGTCTTACCAAATACTGGGGTGAGTCGCGCAGGCTCGCATGCAGCGTCCAAGACGTAATCCCCAGGCGGCATCACCTGAGGGCTGCCATTCATGTCAAGGTACTCGATGCTGACCAATGACTGCACTGGGCATTTGTCAAGAAGGATTGCGTGACCAGGCAAGCTAAAGGAAGCATCGGATGGAACATGATTGGCCAAAGAACCCGGAAAGGCGTCGAGTACCAGCTTCCAGCGGGCAGTCATCAACTGCCTGCCGGTGCGAGTCTCGGCTGCCTGCCGGGCTGCCGTAATCAGCGAGCCGATCAATGCATCATCGTCATCAACATCCACCCGCAGGTGCTGCTTTGCCTCAAGAAGCGTGATCGGCTCCCCGGCTGGAGCTGAAACGAGTTGCAGTGGCATTTAGACAATCTGCACAACAGCCGCCTGGTTGCCTGCATTGGCAGGGAGCTCTCGCGGATTGACACCTAGGACTTGAGCAGCGGTTTGGCTGGCAGCCACTCCTACCGTCAGAGACAGGCGAACAAAGCCAAAGCCGTTGACTGTGTCGAGCTCCTCGGGCTTAACGTTGATAAGCGCCTGCTTGTTGTCGCCTGTGGCTTTGACGATCTGGGTGATCGCTTTGCCGGTGATGTCCTTGGCACTGGTGCCAGTGGAATCAACAGCTTGCTGCAACTTCGCATCCACTGTGGCGCTGGTGCCGAGCACTCCGGTCTGAACCAAGGAGAGGAATCCGTGATGGTTGGCCACAGAAATCCAGCCTGTAGTGACAGTTCCTGCCGCTTGCGCGGCAGGGTCGATGGTGGCGAGAACGGACAGCAGTTCGCTGCCTTTTGCGTTGGGAAACATAGTTTTCTCCTAAGTTTTGAGGCTGCTTAGCGCGCGCCGAGTTGGATGAAGGGCGACATCGTTGCGCTGCCTTTGGCAGGCGTGATCGCTGTAGAAATCTTCGACTGACCATCCATACGGAAGGTGGTTCGAAACGCCGTGAGATCGGCATCGAAGTACAGGTGCATCGATGTGGCAGTCTGCATACCGCCAGACTTGGTGATCGTTTGGTAGTACTTGAGATCCACCAGCAAGATGTCCCCTTGGGCCGAGAAGGTGTTGGCGTGCTGAGACACAAATACCGGGCGGCCCAGCAACGTACCGTAAGGGGACACCTGAAGACCACCGACGGTCAATCCTGTTGGCAAGTAGATCGGGTAGTTACCCAACGTCAAAGTGAACAATGCTGGCAGTACATCGTTATTGACGATCCAAACCGCATTGGCAAATGAGCCCGTTGGCAGACGCGAAATCATCTTTGCCAGGTTTTGCGGAAGCAACGTTTGTGTCAACTGCCCAGTCTCCTTGGCCACACTGACCGTAGCGCCCGCATTGAGCGCGCCTACCGGTACGCCAGAGCCTGAGCCGAACAGGATGGATTCATTGGTTTTCCAGCGAATGGAGTGTGCAATTTTCTCAGGTAGATAAGTCGACAAGGCATTGGCGTCTTCCAACAACTCATCGGTCGTAGGCACTAAGGCCATCAACTTTTTCAGCCGCAATGTAGACAGTCCCAAAACGGGCTTGGTGGTCACCGATGGGGTTGCTTCGCCTTGCCAGTAAGCGCGAATGCCGTTGGTGCCCCAGGGCGTTGTTTCATCCTTAGGAAACGCCATGGTGTTTCCGCTGATCTCCACATTGTCAGTAAGCGGCAGCAATGAGTCCTCGCCCAAAGACAGCTGGAAAATCTCCTTTGAGAACTGTGGCGGGACAAAGAAGCCACCGTCTTGACCGGAGCCTTCACTGCCAAAGGTGGCTGGAGCGGCAGCACCACGACCGCTGCCAATCAGCAGGCGATCGTCAATCGGGTTGCCTGGCTTTTGCGCATGGCAGACGTTTTGCAAGAAGTCGCCCAAGCTTTGAAAGCCATGTTTGGGGTCGAGTTCGCGGTTATCGCTCACCACGACGCTTTGGAATACCGAACCATGACCGACACCAGAGTGGTTGCCTACATTCGCCCCCATCTGAACCTCTTCGGAAATCAAAGCCGACTCGCGGTCAATTGCCGCCGAAGCGGTTTCAATTCGACTCTTGAGTCCATTGAACTTGATCACCTCCTCATCTGAGAGGTCACGGTTTTCTTGGGCGGCAATGTCAGTTAAGGCACGAGCCTCTTTGACAAGATCAGACTTGCGAGCTTGAAGCTCGCGCAATTGCTTACTCATTTGGGTTTCTCCAGACGTAAAAAAACCACCTCTTGGGTGGCGGGATTGCAAAGATTAAAAAATACGCAAAGCTAGTCGCGCATCAGGTTTGCGACCTACGGGTCGCCTTTCGGACTGGAGGTGCTCAACGGAGCAACTCTGGAGCAGTCCAAATTACAGAATCCCAAGCTCTGAGCGGGCTTGGGCCAATCGGGAAGTTTTGGGCTTGGCAGGTGGACTGGACTTAGCACTTGACGCCGCGTCTTTATGCATCTTGCTCAAGACCTGATCAAAGCTGGCGATGCCGTCCACCATGTTTTGAGCCAAGGCCGCATCAGCCCCCAGGACACGGCCTTGGCCCATGCCATCGCGGACCTGGGTGATGGGCACACCACGCCCCTTGGCCACAGCCTTGGTAAATGCGGCGTAATAGTCATCTACGCGGGACTGCATAAATCCTTGCGCTTCTTCGTCCAGTGGTGCATAGGGATTGCCCTCGACCTTGAACTTGCCCGCCGATATGAGCGTGGTCTTAACGCCTGCCTCGTCCATGGCTTTGCTGTAGTCCTGGTGCGCCTGCCACACGCCAATCGAGCCCACTTCGCCACCGGCGGTGACGTAGAACTCACTGGCCTGGGAACCGACCCAGTAAGCAGCCGAAGCTGCCAGACTGTTCGCAATCGCCACCACGGGCTTTTGTGCACGAGCACTCAAAATCGCATCACCCAGTTCAGAAACGCCGTAGACGCTGCCGCCAGGGCTGTCGATATCGAGCAGGATCTGACTGACCGCGTCGTCGGCAACAGCTTGTCTGAGCATTTGGGTGACGATCTGGGTGCTGACCATGCCAGGGCCGGAGACGTCATCCACCATATTTCCACGCTGTGTGATGACGCCGTAAATTGGGATGACGGCAATGCCACCACCCGAAATGGCAGCCGAGGTCTGTCTGCGAGTGTCACGCAGTACACGGTCTGTTTGGACCTGAAACCTGGCGGCGTCGCTGGCAGGCTCACCTTGCGACCACCGGGAAATGACAGTGGCCAGAGCACTCAAACGCTCGGGCATCAAGGCCCAAGGCGTTGCCAAAAATTCAGCTACTAAAAGTTGGTTTTTCATAAATTCTGTCCGAGAGAGATAAGTGATTCGGTAAGCTTTTTTTGATCTAGCGGCTCGTCTATCTGGCTTGCCCAAAGCTGAACCCGGTCTAGCGGTACGGCCAAGGCTTGGGAGATCAACAAGATGTCTTTTTCTGCCAAACGAACTGACCGGCCAATTCGTCGAGCGAGCCGCTCAGAGGTCGTTTGAACAAGGGCGTTAAATCGACCGTTGAGTCGGGCGACACTCTCATCCTTCTCAGGCTCTATCGCTTTTTGCTCCGGTGGCTCTGCCGCTTCTGCTTGTGTATCGATTTCCAAAACCTCTGCCACGTCCTCCTCGACCATATTGAGTGGTCGTAGTGGCTGATCAAGTCCGTCAATGGGATTGAGGTTTTCTGCAATGCGTGCTTCGTTGCGGGTGAGCCAGCCGTTCTGAATTCCGCTTTGGTAGTAGCTTGAGCGGCTAGACGCATCGCCGCGCATCAGATTGGCGAAATCAAATTCAATCTCGATATCGTCACTTTCAAGAAGTAACTCAGATTGAATGCTGGCCTCCCAGCGCTCAGCCCAGGGCGTCATTGTGTGCATGACGAACTCCAGACTCTGCTGCTCAATGTTGGAGAAGGTCGCTCTATCAAGATCAGCAATCATGTGCGGTGGCACACGAAAGAGCCTTGCCACGTCGGTGATCTGAAACTTGCGCAACTCCAGAAACTGGGCGTCTTTGTTTGTGACGCCCACTTCGTGAAACTTCATGCCGTTTTCCAACACCAGGACCTTGCCCCGGTTGGAGCCGGACTGCGCCTGCTGATAAGACTCACGAAACACCTTCTTGGCCTCGGAGTCCTTGAACGAGCCAGGGAATTCAATCCACCCTCCTGTGGGCTTGGCGTCATTGGCAAAGAAACGTGCGCCATAGCCTTGGGCTGCTAGTGCAGTACCCAGATTCTCCCGGGCAAGCTCAATCGGGCTCATACCCATCAAGCCGTCCGAGGACAGGCCACGCAAATGCCAGACCTCCCCTCTTGGCAAGATCACCTCAGTGCCAGAACGGTCGCTAATTCGGTAGCGGTATTCACCTGAGGGCAACAACTCAATCTTGACCCGGTCCGGGTGGATCGGCATGAGTTCGATGATCTCGCCGCGCGGGTTGGTGATGATCTGGTTAAAGGCGTTACCGCGCAAAGCCAGGTGTCCTTGCAGCATCTCGCGCCACTCAAAAGGATTTTGAAACCGGTTCGGCCGCTTGGCCATTAAGCGGTAAAGCCAGTGATCCGTGACCCTGTCCTTGCCGCCGTCAGGGCGGCGCTGGTAAACCACCAAAGGCAGTGATGCAATTGTTTCGGCCAGTATCCGCACACAGGCATACACAGCAGCTAGGCGCAGCGCGCTATCGGGCGAGACACGCATACCACTGCTGGTACGCGCAGATATCGACTCAAATGAAAAGTCACCCCATGGCGAACGATCTCCACCTGAGGCGTTGGAGCTACCAGATCCGCGAAAGCGATCAAAAAAGGTAAACAGTCCCATCAGTTCAGAGCAACATCAACTCGTAGTCGGATCCCAGCACCACCGAGTCCCCCGGTTTGATTGCCCTTGAAAGGGCCATGATCAGTGCCACGATGCCGTCGATCTTGTTTTCTGCTCGCTCCTTGCGTGGGTAAATGTTGTCTTTCGCGTCCAGGTGGGCCACCACGTTGCTGACCATCCAGCCGAGCACCGGGTCACCGTCGTGAACCAATTTCTTTTGAAGCACCAGGGCTTCAAGCTTCTTCATCGGTTCTGAGAAATTCAGCACCGTCGGACGCACTTCAATCATGGGCAGACCCTCACTCATCATTCGGGTCGAGAGTTGCGTCGCCTGAAACGGATCAAACGCGACTGCCTGAACAGCAAAGCGAGAGGACAGATCATTCAGATCCGCTTCGATCCAACTGAAATCAATCACATTGCCCGGCGTCACGGTGAGGCGTCCGGTATGCATCCATCCCGGGTACTGACTGTTGCCGTTGGCATTGACCGTGTCCTCTGGCAGGTAGTACTTGCCGAAGACTACGAATGCGTCAGCAATGTCGGGATGGGCAAACACAATCACCAATGCCGCAATGTCTGTCTTGCTGGCCAAGTCCAGGCCCACCCAGCAGGGCTGGCCAACAAAGGACTCGATGTCTAGGTCCTGATCAGCACAGGCGTCCCAGGAGCGCATGTCCATCCATGCGGTGTCAGCATTGACCCACTCGTTCAAGTGCTTGGTCTTGAAGTTGTTCATCGCACTGGGCAACTGCATGGCCTTGGCCTGCAGCGGTCCCAGGATTTCCGGGCGCACAGAGATACCCCAGTTGGGGTTGGCCTTCATCAGCGAGTCTTCGCTGGTCCAGTCGTCCCCGTCATCCAGCCCGTAGACGATGCCAAACTGGCTGTCATCCTCAAACACGCCATCGAGCAGTCGGGTTACAAAGGTGCGTACCTCGTAGCAAATGCCTGCGCGATTGCTGCCAGCGGTGGTGATCACCCACAGAAGTGAGTTGTCTCGCTTGCCGGTACCGGTCTCCACAACGTCGTAGACGGTGCGAGTCTTATGGGCGTGCAGTTCATCAATGCAGCCGAAGTGAATGTTCAGACCATCGAGGGTTGAGCCCTCTGCCGAGAGCGCTTCAAACTTGGAGCCGGTCTGCAGCACGTTCATGTTGTGCGCACCGACGTTGACAGAAAACCGGCTGCGAAAGCCCTGCGATCTGCGCGCCATGGTCTGCGCATCGCCAAACACGATGCGCGCCTGGTCGCGGGTAGTGGCCAGCGAATACACCTCGGCACCGCCTTCACCGTCGGCAGCCAGCATATACAAAGCAAGCGCAGACGACAGTGTCGACTTTGCGTTGCCGCGCGGCACCTCGATATACGAGCGCCGAAAGCGGCGGTTGCCGTCGGACTTGACCCAGCCAAACACCGTGGTCAGGATGAACACCTGCCAGGGTTCCAACTTGATCGTTTCCCCTGCCAACGGCCCTTTGACGTGGGGCAGGCGCTCAATAAACGCGCACAGGTTGTCGGCGGGATGGAATTCCCGCCCGTCCTTGTCGGTGAGCTTTGGGTTGAACTGGTAGGGACTTGCCTTGCCCTTGAACTTTGCCAGATCGTTCAACTGCCGTTGGCATGCCCGCTGGACCCATTTGCAGGTCAGGATGTCACCGGCAACGACTGCCTGCGCATACTTGCGGGCAACGGCGGCGTAGTTATCTGCTGCCAAAGTTCAGTCTCAGCCCGCTATGTCCGCCCAAGGATCGAGATCGATCTGGGTATCTGTGGGCTGTGTGATACGCGAACG